GCCATCCTCGATGAACGGAGGCACGAACGATGAACGATGCCACATTCCTCGCGGCCTTCGACAACCTCATGGCGCTGGAAGGCGGCAAGGTGACCGACCACGCCGGGCCCACTAACTTCGGTATCACGCTGCGCAACCTGCAAGACAGCGGAGACATGGACTTCGACAAAAATCACAACGGCGCACTGGACCGCGAGGACTTGTGGACATTCAGCCGTGACGACGCGCGCGTGTATGTCTATCGTCACTGGTGGGAGTCTGTAGGTCTGGACAAGATCGGCTCGACCATCGTCGCCAGTAAGATGCTTGACATCACCTACAACTGCGGCGTGCCGCGCGGCGTGCGGATGCTGCAGGCGGCGTGCAATAGGTTCGGCAGCGCGCTGGACATAGACGGCAAGCTGGGGCCTGCGACCATCGAGGCTGTCAACCGCATCAACGGCGCGTCACTGGTGGCCGCGCTGCGGGATGAGCAGGCCGCGTGGTATCAGTATTTGGTGCGCAGCAACCCGGCGAAGTTTAAACGATACGAACGCGGCTGGATGCGGCGGGCCCGGACATGACCGACCGGCCCAGCCTGCTGGAGATTGGAATCATACTGGCGGTTTTACTGACCGCCGCAACGCTGGCCCTCAGGGCAATAGGAGACTGACATGGGTACCAAGAGATTCCTGAAGCGCATCACGTTACGCAAGGCCGCGACGACCGGGGCCACGTTCCTCGGGCTGTTCCTGGCGGGCATGGCGACCGTGGAGATACCGGCTGATCCCAGCGCGCTGGACAAAGCGCTCCCGGCCATCGGTATCGCAGTCGCGGGCGCCGCGTGGCGTGCGTATCGGAACATGGCGAAGAATACGGACAAGCCCGGCAACCCACTGGGCGGTGGCAACGTGCCGTCGGGCTACCTGCTGGCCGTGGCCGGGCTGGCGGGGCTGCTGGCGGGCTGTGTGACCACGACGGCACCAGACGGGACCACGACGCAGCAACTTGACCCGGTGGCGCTGGAGACCGCATGGGCGACGTGGGAACGGTACGAGGCGAGGCGCGCGGAACTGGAGCGACAACGGGCTGAGGCCGACGCGGCGGAGCGGGCCCGGATTGAAGCGGAGATCCGACGGCTGGAACCCGAGATCCGCAGGCTGGCCGAGCGGCTGGGGCTTGCGGTGGAGTAAATACTAATTTGACACGAATTAGTATGAAATTAGTATTTGACCCGGCTGGGCAACTGGCCGGGAATTTTTTTTGCCAAAGGGCTTGACGCCGGACATAATTACATGTATAATTAATTCATAGTCAAGACAACAGCGCTGAGGAGCGCGGGAGAAGGAAGATGGAAGAGGCCAAATACACAGCGACCGAATGGCAGCACGTAGTAAACTGGAAAGGATTTGACATCTTTTCGCGCAAACTTACATTCCATGAAACTAACTGGGTCTCCACTAACTATATGATTCTTGACGCCAATGGCAACAAGCCCGAAGGCAATTACTGCACCACCGACCTGACCACCACCAAGTCATCCTGCACGCGTCTGGCCCGGCAGGCGGCCAAGCAGGCGTAAGCCAACCAGCCCGGCCTCGCAAGGGGCCGGGCAACCGCCCACGGGCGCGGAGGCAAACTATGGAATGGACTATCGTTAAATTCGCCCACGATTGCATAGAATGCGATTGCTGCGGCGAACCGTTTTGCGAGACCTGCGCCTTACACTACGCGGATTGCCAGTGCCCTGGGCCGCACATGGAAGATGAATTCGAGTACGCGGAATTTGAAGGCCATCTATTGGCCAGGAGAATCAAATGACAGAGCCAACAAAACGCCCCCTAGGCCGCCCCGTCACCGCGCCCGAGCCACGCAAGCCCCGGCCGGTAATGCTCAGCGAGGCTGAGGTGGCAACCGCGCGCAGGCTGGGCGACGGCAACCTGAGCGAGGGCGTGCGGAAGGCGCTCAATGCCCGGCAAAAATTTCCTATTGACAGCACGGCGGATGTGGTGTAAATTACGCAATAAGTTTACGCAACACATACGGAAACATCACCACTATGAGAACTAAACTTCGCGACATTTGCGACGAGAAAAAACTTGATCCGGTCGGCCTGCTGTTCCGACTTCGGGAAGCGGGCCACACTACCAGCTACCACACCGTCGTGGCGTGGTACTACGGATACCGTGGCCTGAAGCTGGAGGCAGCAGCAGCGATTGCTGAGGTGCTCGGGGTGACGGTTGACGCGCTGGTGCCTGATGGTGCAGTGGCGACAGCCGAGCGGAAGGGCACAGCGTGATGCGGATCTACATCTTCCACAAGGACGGCGGCTGGTACTACCGGAACGAGAAGACGCTCCAGTGTGGCCCGTTCGCGGACCCGGCAGAGGCGACCCGTGACGCGCTGAAGATGGACACGCCCGCCGATGAGTTTTTCCAATAGGGTGTGGTGGGGCAGGGTCGGGCACGGTCCGGATAGGCAGGGTGGGGTATGGCTTGGACAGTTGAATAGGTGAGGAAAGAACTTCACGGGGCACGGTAAGGACGGGCTAGGTCAGGCGCGGTTCGGCAAGGCAAGGCAAGGATACATAACGCACTCATAACCTTATGTGAGGTCAGGTCAGGCCCGGCCCGGCCCGGATTGGCAGGGCAAGGCGGGGCGGGGTGTGGCAAGGCAAGGATAAATACAGATCGCACTCATAGAACTTCGCATGGCAGGGCAGGGCGTGGCGAGGCTGGGTCTGGCAGGGTCGGGCAGGGTCCGGCAAGGCATGGAACAACAACAACCGCAACAACAGAAGGAAAAGAACAATGCTGAAAGAAACCAAGGTAAAGCTGATCGGAACTGCACCGCTACTGATGCACAACGGCTTGATGGCCGACCAGTCCAGCAGCTACGCAATCGAGAGCAAGAAGGTATCCGGCAAGAAGAACAAGACCGAAGCCGACCACGAGGCCATGGCAGAAATGGAATGGTTCGCCGGGCTGTACACGGAGAACGATGTGATCGTGGTTCCGTCCATCGTGGTTGAAACCGCTATCAAGTTCGGCGCGCGGAAGACCAAGAAGGGCAAGGACGCGGAGTGCGGCATCTTCATCAACAAAGACATTCCGCTCCAGTTCGATGATGCCAAGAAGCCGCTTGAATGGCTGTACAAGTCTGGCAAGTACATCGATCAGCGCATGGTCGCTATCGGGGCCGGTGGCAGCAAGAAGCGCATCAAGCGCACGCGCCCCCGCTTCGACAGTTGGGCGCTGGAGTTCACCATCCAGTACGACGATGACATCGTTCCTTCCGAGGGCGTGCTCATGGACTGGATCGACACCTGCGGAAGCATGGTCGGTATCTGCGACTTCCGCCCACGGTTCGGGCGTTTCGAAAGAGTTTCTTAAGGCAGGGCACGGCGATGTCAGGCATGGTTTGGCCGGGTGATGCTGGGTAAGGCAAGGCATGGACAGTTTAAACGTACTGCGGTGAGGTAACAGGTTTCGCGGCGTGGTGCGGCAAGGCCAGGTGAGGCCGGGTCTGGCAAGGCAAGGCAAGGCATGGATAGTTAAATACGCACTCATAATCTTACTCTCGGCCCGGTGAGGCGGGGCATGGCTCGGACGGGCAGGGCAAGGCATGGCATGGACAAACAACCAATAGAAGGAAAGACGATGGACGAAGTAACAAGTTACCCGATTGATTTCGACGCTCTGGAAAAGGGCTCATACATTCAGCCGGAAGTACTGGAGCACGTGTTCCAAGTCAACCGCGACATGAGCGCGTACAGCCTCAAAATGATGGGCATGTGCAACGAGATCATGCGGCAGCTTTCCGCGCGCGGTTTGGATGTGGTCGCCAAGCAGCACAAGTCCGGCATCAAGATTCTGGAAGACGCCGAGGCCAGCGCACACACCTACCAAGAAGCGCAGCTTGCCATGATGAAGTACCGGCGCAACCTCGTTCGATCCCAGTCTGTGGATCGTTCCCAGCTGGACGACAAGGAAAAGGAATTGCACGACGGCAGACTGTTCGTTATGGGCCGTGTATACCAAGCCGCGTTCAAGGCGAAGAAGGAAGCCCGCAAGCTGCTTTCAGCACCGGCACCGGAAGTCCCTTCCCTGCTCGCGCCACCCGATTAGCCCCTACCCCGGCGCCGTGTTCTCTCCCCGGCCCGGTCTGCGGCGGGGCGCTGCCTTCCCCGATGGCCCCCGCCGCACCTACCAATTGAATCGTTCTTATGCCCGGACAGGCCGCCACCCCACTCAGTGATATCGCGTGGTCATGGGAACGGCCGCCGGGCACCACTTTCCTGCGAGAGCGCACCGTGGACAACCGTGGTGTGATGGCCAGGCGCTGAAGACCGGGCGTAGCGTGGTATCGCTTGCCGGTGGGCGCATCACCGGCTGCAAATTTGAATCGCCCCCTATCCCGCTGGCCTGTCGCTGGCGGCGCGCGCGGTGTTCCGCGTTGGTCAGCCACCACACGCCGCGCGCGTTATTTGACCACACCGGCCTGTTGCCGAGGTGATAGCAGCGTTCGCTTATTCGCTGCGGATTGAATGCAGAGTACCAGTCGCGTGCTGCCAACGCGCGACACAAAGCCCGCTGGAGGCCGTCCAGCTTCGGCCTGTGCCCGGAGATCTCGACGATGTAGTACTGCAACACCCGACACCTCGCCCGGTGGGGAGACTACACCCACCGGGCACTAAAACCACAACCAGAAAGGAACACGACCGATGCCAGCACGAAATTACTACCGTGGCGCTTACGGTGACACCAAGCCGGTCACCTGCCACCCGTCGAAGGCTCTGGACCACGCGGGGAAGATCAAGCCGGACCACTACGAGACCGAGGCGGCCGCTTGGGGCAGCATCATGGCCTACTGCGCCGACAGTGTACGCCACGCCGAGCGCCGGGGCATGTTCCTGAACCGGGCGATGCAAGCCGCTGTCGATGACCTCGTGGCGCGTCGGGCTGCATGGCGCAATGTGGACTCGGCTTTCCGTGAATGGACGAAGCGGCACCCGGCGAGTGTGGCGGTATGAGAGTGATTTACATCGCCGGACCCTACCGCGCCGCGACCCAGTGGGGAGTCGAGCAGAACATCCGCACAGCTGAGGCCGCAATGCTACAAGTCGCAGCCATGGGCCTCGTGCCGCTGTGCCCGCACACGATGACGCGCTACATGGACGGAACGCTGACCGATGATTACTGGCTCATGGCCACCATGGAAATGCTGCGCCGCTGTGATGGCATGCTGCTCTGCGGTGACTGGGAACATAGTTCGGGCACGTTGGGTGAATGCCGGGAGGCCCGCGAACGCGGCATTCCGATCTACGACAACCTTGCCGAACTCGCTGCATCAATGGACGTAAACGTCCTATAACGGAAACCGCCAGCAGGGGGGCAACCCTACCGGCGGAACAACAAACCATTAACACGAAAAGGATACACCAATGCCTGAAGAAACGCAACCGGGGCTTCGTATTGCCTCGGTCCAGATCGAGAACGTGAAATCGGTGAAAGCCTTTCACATGGAACCCACGCCCCTGGGCCTGACCATCGTAGGTGGAAAGAACGGGCAGGGCAAGACTTCAGTACTGGACGCCATCGCGTGGGTGCTGGGTGGCGCGAAGAAGGCACCCAGCAAAGCCGCACGCAACGGGGCGATGTCGGACCCGTCGATCAGCCTCACCCTCAGCAACGGCATCCGGGTGGAGCGCAAGGGGAAGAATTCGACCCTCACCGTGATCGACCCCATGGGCAAGCGCTCGGGACAGGCACTACTTGACGCCTTCGTGTCGGAGTTCGCTTTGGATTTGCCAAAGTTCATGGACGCATCGAACAGGGACAAGGCCCAGATCCTTTTGCGGATCCTCGGCGTTGGTGACGAGCTTGCCAAGCTAGACATGGACGAGGCCCGGCTCTACGCGGAACGGCACAGCATCGGCCAGACCGCCAATGCCAAGACCAAGCACGCAGAAGAGCTTCCCGAGTTCCCCGACGTGCCGGCCGAACCGCTGAGCATTTCGGACCTGATCCACAAGCAGCAGGCGGTGCTTGCTCGGAACGGTGAGAACCAACTGAAGCGCGCATCGGTGGACCACTACCGGCTGAAGCTGGACGCCTCGGCCCGCCGGGTGGAAGCTGCCAAACAAGAACTGGCCTCGGCCCAGGAAGGGTGGTCGAAGGTTTTGGCAGATTTCGACAGCGCTTCCAAAAGTGCGCAGGATTTGGAAGACGAAAGCACGGCGGAACTCGAACAGCAGATCGCGGACTTCGAGAGCCTGAACGCGCAGATCGCGGCCAACGCACAGAAGCAATCGGCGAAGGACGAAGCCGAGCAGTACCAGGCCCAGTACGCAGCGAAGGACATGGAGATCACCAAACTCCGCGCCGACCGCATGGCCCTCCTGAACGACTCACCCTTGCCCCTTCCTGGGCTGTCTGTGGTGGACGGTGAACTGGTTTACAACGGCCAGCGGTGGGACTGCATGAGTTCTTCCGAGCAGCTTCGGGTGGCGGTGGCCATCGTGCGCAAGCTGAAGCCGGAATGCGCCTTCGTCTTGATGGACAAGCTGGAGCAGATGGACCTCGACACCCTGGCCGAGTTCGGGGCGTGGCTGACTACGGAGGGCCTTCAGGTTATCGCCACCCGAGTGAGCACGGGAGACGAATGCTCGATCATCATCGAAGACGGCCTGCCCGCTGGCAAGTCGTACTCGGACGTTGTAACTGGAATTGACGCGCGGCCGAACGTCGCTATGGAATGGTAGGAGACCAAGCACTATGCAGATCGTCAAAGGAAAACAACTGAAGCCGGTGAAGGGCCTGATCTACGGCCCTGAGGGGGTGGGCAAGTCGAGCCTCGCGGCACAATTCCCCGCGCCACTGTTCATTGACGTCGAAGGCGGCACTTCGCGCTTGGAGGTGGCACGCACCCCGAGGCCCACGAGTTTCGCGCACTTCAAGCAAATGGTGGGGGACATCGTTCGGGACCAGATGGGCTATCAGACCCTTGTGATCGACACGGCGGACTGGTTGGAAAAGCTGGCAGTGAAGCAGGTATGCGCGCAGAACGGTTTCTCGGGCATGGGCGGCAACAACGACTACGGCAAGAGCTACAACGAGCTCGCGGGTATGTGGTCGGACCTGCTCACCCAGCTTGAGGCGGACCTGATCGAAACCGGGAAGATGCACGTGGTCTTCCTGGCGCATTCCACTACGAAGAAGTTCGAGCTTCCCGAGGAGGAAGGCCAGTTCGACCGGTACCAGTTGGACTTGGAAAAGAAGGTGGCGCCCCTGCTGAAGGCGTGGTCCGACATGATCCTTTTCGTGAACTACCGGACCATCGTGGTGGTGGACGAAAAGGCCAAGACGGCGAAGGGCCAGGGCGGCACCCGGCGCATGATGTTCGCCGAGCACACGGCGGCATTCGACGCGAAGAACCGGGACGGACTCCCCCGCGAAATGGACCTCGGTTTCGCCCCGATCAAGCATTGCTTTGTCGGACTGTCGGCGAAAGTCCCAAACGCACCTACGGCGGTAGCCACCCCTGCCGCTGCCCCTATTGCCGCGCCGACGCCACCAATTAACCCGGTTGCAATGGCGACCCCTGAAACGGGCTGCTCTGTTGGTATTCCGCCTATGGTCGCACCTGCCCCGGTTGCGGGCCCCGTCCTTCAGCCTCAGCACGTGGCGCTTCAGCAGCTACTTGTCGGGGCTGGCGTGACGTATGAGCAACTGAATGCCGTGCTCGCGGCCCGTGGCAAGTACCCCGAGAACACGCCCCTGGCCAACATTGATCCAGCCTTTATCGAGGGCTATATCAACCCGCACTGGGCGAAAGTTTTGGAAATGATCAACAGCGCGGCAGCCGCAGCGTAGAAAGACAATCGAACGATGAGCAACGAAATGGGAACAGCAATCGGCTGGGATGAAGAACGGATCGAACAGCCGAATGAGGGCGGGGAGTTCGTCACACTACCACCCGGCAAATACAACTTTACCGTAGACAAGTTCGAGCGTGGGCGCTTCGAAGGCTCGGCAAAAATGTGCGCGTGCCCCAAGGCCGTTCTGACCCTGGGTATCGAAGGCGGGGAACTCGGCACGGTTTCGCACAAGCACAACCTTTACCTGAACAAGAAATGCGAGGGCATGCTCTGTCAGTTCTTCGTGTCGGTGGGGCTTCGCAAACATGGCGATCCCCTGGTGCTGGCGTGGAACCAGTTGGTGGGGCGCTCGGGCGTTCTGGAACTGGGCAACCGCACGCACAACGAGAAGGTTTACAACGACGTGAAAAAGTTTCTCGATCCCCCGGAACCTGACGAAGCCCCGGCCCAGGAAACGGAAGAAATTCCGTTCTGATGCCGTTCACCTGGATCCAGTCCGTGACGGCATACCAATTGCCGGCCGCCCCTTTCCGAGTCAACCACTACACGACGGTGGTTGACTCGGGGAAGTGGCTGGCGAAGATCCAGGAGGAGGCACGGGACGGACTGGACCACCCACGGGCAAAGCGCGGCGCACTGCAACGAGAGATCGAACGGATCCGAGACCTGACAGAAGGAAAGAACGCATGGTGACATTTTCAGTTAGACCCTACCAGCAGGAGGCCAAAACGGCCATCTTGCGGGAATGGGATGAAGGCCGACGGAGGACCTTGCTTGTCCTTCCAACCGGCTGCGGCAAGACCATCGTGTTTTGCCAGTTGATTGAAGAATTGGTGCGGGCCGGTAAGCGCGTGCTTATCATGGCGCACCGGGGCGAACTACTGGACCAGGCCGCCGACAAGTTGAGCAAGAGCACGGGCCTGGGCTGCGCTGTGGAGAAGGCCGACAGCACGTGCCTCGGGGAGTTCTACCGTGTCGTGGTGGGCTCAGTGCAGACCCTCATGCGCGAGAAGCGGCTGGCACAGTTTCCCACGAACTACTTCGACGCGATCATCGTGGACGAAGCCCACCATTGCCTGAGCGACAGCTATCAGCGGGTGCTTGCCCACTTCGCCGAGGCCGACGTGCTCGGGGTGACGGCCACACCGGATCGTGGCGACATGAAGAACCTCGGCCAGTTCTTTGACTCGCTGGCCTACGAGTACAGCCTGCCACGGGCCATCCGTGACGGGTATCTGTGCCCCATCAAGGCTATGACCATTCCCCTCAAGATCGACCTTCGCGGGGTGGCCCAGCAGTCTGGCGACTTCGCGGCGGCTGGCTTGGGCTCAGCGCTGGATCCGTACCTTGAGCAGATCGCGGACCACATGTTTGCCCACTGTGCCGGGCGGAAGACCGTCGTTTTCTTGCCGCTTATCGCGACATCACAACGGTTCTGTGACCTGCTGAAGCAACGCGGGTTCCGTGCCGCTGAGGTGAACGGTGAGAGCCAGAACAGGGCCACCATCCTGAAGGCCTTCGACGCTTGGGAAGATGGCGTGCTTTGCAATTCCATGCTGCTCACGGAGGGCTGGGACTGCCCCTCAGTAGACTGCGTGGTTCCCCTTCGGCCGACGAAGATCCGTTCACTCTTCTGCCAGATGATCGGGCGTGGCACCCGGCTATTCCCCGGTAAGACGGAATTGCTGTTGCTGGACTTCCTCTGGAGTACCGACCGCCTGGACCTGTGCCGTCCGGCCTGCCTGATTGCGGGCTCGGAAGACGTGGCCAAGCAGATGACGGAGAACATCAACGAGGCCGGTGCAGCGGTTGACCTGATCGAAGCCGAGGAAAAGGCCGAAGGCGCCTGCGTGGCCCAGCGCGAGGAAGCGCTCGCCAAGAAGCTGGCCGAAATGCGGAACCGCAAGCAGAAATTGGTGGACCCGCTTCAGTTCGAGATGAGCATCGCGGCGGAAGACCTCAGCGGCTATGTGCCGAGCTTTGGCTGGGAAATGGCGCCGGTGTCGGACAAGCAAGCCCAGGCGTTGGAGAAGGCTGGACTATTCCCCGACGGCGTGGAGTGCGCAGGTAAAGCGGCCCTACTGCTGGATCGGCTGAACAAGCGGCGCGCCGAGGGCCTGACCACGGCAAAGCAAATCCGGTTCCTGGAGGCGAAGGGCTTCCAGCATGTGGGTCAGTGGGAGTTCGACTCGGCCCGTCGCCTGATCGACCGCATTGCCGGGAATAGCTGGCGCGTGCCCCCCGGCATCGATGCTGCCAACTACAAGCCCGCACCCACGAGCCAGATGGAGATCGCGTCATGAATTACGCTGATTTCTTGGCTAGTAAATCCAGGGCCACGCAGCAACGCGGCTTCGAAATGAAAACGGAGTACCAGTTTCTATGGGACTGGCAACTCGACTTAGTGCGATGGGCCTGTGAGATGGGCACCGCCGCACTCTTCGAAGATTGCGGCCTCGGCAAGACCCGCCAGCAACTTGCATGGGCGCACGCCGTCTGTGAGAAGTCAGGAGGCAACGTCCTGCTCGTGGCGCCGCTTGCTGTGGCTGAACAGACGCGGCGCGAGGGCATCGCGTGCGGGATGGACGTGAAAGTATGCCGGAATCAGTTCGACTGCCAGACCGGACTGAACATCACGAACTATGAAATGCTGGAACACTTCAACCCGGAAAAGTTCACAGGCATCGTGCTGGACGAATCCAGCATCCTGAAGGGATACGGCAGTTCGACGCGGCAACTGTTGAACGACTTCGCGGAATGCATCCCGTATCGGCTGTGCTGCACTGCGACACCCGCGCCCAACGACCTAATCGAAATCATCAACCACGCTGAATTCCTCGGCATCCTGCGCGGTAAAGAAATCATCGCCCGTTTCTTTATCCAAGACGGAAACACCACCCACAAGTGGCGGTTGAAAGGGCACGCATACAAAGACTTCTATCGGTGGATGGCGACATGGGCGCGAGCCGTGCGGAAGCCGTCTGACCTCGGCTATTCGGATGAAGGATTCGACCTGCCGGAACTGCGCATCCATAAGCACCTCGTTGACGGGCACGTATCGGAAGGTTACCTCGTTCCGGTTATCGCGTCATCGTTGCAGGAACGGCAGCAGGCGCGCCGCGAATCACTGACCGACCGCGTATCAGTTATTGCCGAGATTGCGAACTCAACGACCGACCCGATGCTTATCTGGTGCGACTACAACGCCGAGTCTGAAATGCTGCGCCGGACCATCACGGGCGCGGTTGAAGTCAAGGGCAGCGACACGCCCGCGCACAAGGCCAGCGCGATGATCGGATTCTCGGATGGCACCCATCGCGTGCTGGTGACAAAGCCGAGCATAGCGGGATTTGGCATGAACTGGCAGCACTGCAACATGATGGGATTCGCAGGGCTGTCAGACTCGTTTGAACAGTTCTATCAGGCAATCCGCCGCTGCTATCGATTCGGGCAGAAACGACCAGTCAACGTCCACATATCACACGCTGAAACTGAAGAGGCAGTCATTCAAAACATCATGCGCAAGCAACGCGACACGGAAGGCATGATGGGCCAGCTCGTGGCGCACATGAACGCGGCGGCATCGGGCCGCGCGTTTACGGACTCTCACTATCACAGGAACGAAGATCGGAAGGTACCAACATGGCTACAGAAATAATTACGGACGACTACGCAATCTATCAGGGCGACTGTGTGGAGTGCATCAAGTCCCTGCCGGACGACTCCATCGGGCTGTCGGTATTCTCGCCACCGTTCCCCGGCATGTACGCTTACACGGACAGCGAGCGGGATATGGGGAATTGCGAAAGCGTGAACGAGATGCTTGACCACTTCGACTACCTGATTCCTGAATTGCTGCGCGTTATCAAGCCGGGCCGCTTGTGCTGCGTTCACCTTTGCCAGCTCACGGCGATGAAATCGCGCGATGGGTGGATCGGGTTGAAAGACTACCGGGGCAAAACAATCCAGCGATTCACGGACCACGGATTCCGTTTTGCGGGAGAGGTCACCATCGATAAGAACCCGCAGATACAGGCGACGAGCAACAAGGAACGCGGGCTGCTGTTCAAGTCGCTGGCAGTCGATTCAAGTTTGATGCGGATGGCGCTGGCTGACTATCTGATTTACTTCCGCAAGGACGGCGAAAACGATACACCCATACGCGCCGGTGTGTCATCGAAGTACAATCCCGGCGCAGGCTGGATCACGGAAAACGAATGGATTGAATGGGCCGCACCTGTCTGGTATCGGCAGACCAAAGACTACCCCGGCGGCATCCGCGAGACGGACGTTTTGAATGTGCGCACCGCGCGTGAAGACAAGGACGAACGGCACCTATGCCCGCTGCAACTCGGAGTGATAGAACGGGCAGTCAAACTGTGGAGCGCGCCCGGCGATACCGTCCTATCCCCGTTCCTCGGCATCGGCAGCGAGGGATACATGTCAGTCAAACTGGGCCGTCGCTTCGTCGGATTCGAGTTGAAACCGTCTTACTTCGCCGTGGCAGCGCAGAATCTTGCCGATGCCGTACGCAGCCGCAACAACGAAGATGCGCCGCTCCTGGGCCTCATGCTATGAGGGTATCAACCATATCCCACATCGTGGAGCGCATCAACCACGCTAACAAGACCCACGGCATCTTCACCAGCCCCGAGCACGCCATCGCCCAGGCACGGATCGAGCTCATGGAAGCCGAGGTGGCCACGAAGCACATAGGCGACCACAAGGACGTGATCGCCGAACTGCTGGACGCCGCTGTGGTCTGCATCCGGGCGGCTGAACAGTTCGGGGGCGTCGATGAATGAGTTGGCACTTTTTGCAGGAGCGGGAGGCGGTATCCTCGGCGGACATCTGCTGGGATGGCGGTGCGTTTGTGCCGTCGAACTCGAAGACTATCCTCGGCGCGTACTGCTTGCCCGACAGCGTGACGGCATACTGCCCCGCTTCCCCATTTGGGACGACGTTACCACGTTCGATGGACACCCATGGCGCGGACGGGTCGATGTTATCAGCGGCGGATTCCCCTGTCAGGACATCAGCACCGCGGGCGGGCCTAATAGAAAGGGATTGCAAGGGGAAAGATCTGGATTGTGGACCGAATTCGCCAGAATCATTAGCGAGGTACAACCATCATTTGTGTTCGTGGAAAACTCGCCAGCTCTTACTTTCCGGGGAATTGGAATCGTTCTCGGGGACCTGGCCTCGCTGGGGTATGACGCGCGATATGGAGTTTTTTCCGCTGGCGACATTGGAGCACGACACAAGCGTGAGAGATTATGGATCGTTGCCAATCATAGGGACGCCATTGAAGACTCAGCGCAGCCGAAGCGAAGAATTCATGAGCCAAGCGAAAAATCCGTTCGAGCTATGTCCGAAGGGATTTCTTCCGTGCCCGAAATGGGTAGAAAAGCTGATGGGCTGGCCCATTGGATGGACCGACTTGGATGTCTTGGCAATGGACAAGTTCCGGCAGTGGCAGCACTCGCATGGAGGGTACTCGCATGACTGAACTTCACGAACTACTCACGGCCATCGACCCAGCGCAAACGGACTACACCGAGTGGGTATCGGTCGGCATGGCGATCAAGCACGAAGGCGGCACGGTCACCGACTGGGAAGAATGGTCAGCACGGGACAGCCAGCGATACCACCAGGGCGAGTGCGCGAAGAAGTGGAACGGCTTCATCGGATCAGGGACACCGGTTACGGCCGGCAGTCTGGTGGAACTCGCGAAACGGCACGGCTGGCGACCACAGCACAACACCGGCCCCAACGAGGCTATGGGCTGGGATGACATCATCACCAAGCCGTCGGAGTCGCTGCAGTTCGTCGATACCACATGGCTGGAACCCGTCGAACTGGACGCACCGACCGCCGCAACGTGGAACCCGGCGAAGGAGCTTTCGACCTACATTTCCACGCTGTTCGAGGCCCAGGAATACGTGGGCTATGTCACAGACTCGTGGATCAATGACGAAGGAAAGCACCTGCCGAAGAAAGGCAGCTTCACCCGGACGGCTGGCGAACTCCTCAGCGACCTGGCCAAGTACGGGGATGATCTCAGCTTCACGGTGGGCAGCTATGACCCGGAGTGCGGGGCGTGGATCCGGTTCAACCCGCTGGACGGTAAGGGCGTGCGGGACGACAATGTAACGTCCTTCCGCTACGCCTTGGTGGAGTCGGACACCCTGGCCGTTGACAAGCAGGCCGCCATTTACGCCGAGCTTGAGTTACCCATTGCCGCGCTGGTGCATTCGGGTGGCAAGTCGCTGCACGCCATTGTCCGGGTAAATGCCACGTCGAAGGAGGAATACCGGGAGCGCGTCAACTTCCTGCACAAGGTGTGCCAGAAGAACGGCCTTGAGATCGACACCCAGAACAAGAACCCTTCGCGCCTGTCACGCATGCCCGGTGTCACGAGGAACGGGCACAAGCAGTATTTGGTGGCCACGAACCAGGGCAAGGAGTCGTGGGAAGCCTGGAAGGAGTTCGTGGAGGAAGCGAACGACAACCTACCGGACTTCGAAGCGCTGGAAGACTATTTCAACGACCTGCCGCCGCTGTCTGCCCCGCTGATCGATGGGGTGCTGCGCCAGGGCCACAAGATGCTACTGACGGGCCCGTCGAAGGCTGGTAAGTCGTACATGCTGCTTCAACTGACCTTGGCGCTTGCGGAAGGCCGTGAATGGCTGGGCTGGCCCTGCGCTCAAGGCCGGGTGCTGTACGTCAACCTGGAGCTTGACCGGGCTTCCTGCCTGCACCGTATCCGGGACCTGTACGGCGCCCTTCAGTGGGCACCGTCGAACCTCGGCAATATTGACCTGTGGAACCTTCGCGGGAAGTCGGTACCCATGGACATGCTGGCGCCCAAGCTGATCCGCCGGGCACTCAAGCGGGGATACAAGGCCATCATCATCGATCCGATCTACAAGGTGATCACCGGGGACGAGAACGCGGCGGACAAGATGGCGCACTTCTGCAACCAGTTCGACCGGGTATGCGCTGAACTTGGGGCGGCCGTCATTTACTGCCATCACCACAGCAAAGGCGCACAAGGCCAGAAGTCGAGCCGGGACCGTTCGTCGGGCTCCGGGGTGTTCGCACGGGACCCAGACGCGATCCTCGACATCATCGAGTTGAACGTCACTGAGACCATGAGGAAGGCCGTGGCAGACCGGAAGATCGCCGACACCGTGGCCGACATCCTGGACCGGCTTCGTGACGGCTGGCGGGATGACCTGTCGCAAGATGACGCCATCATCGCCGAGAAGGTGCTCGCCTATGGCCTGGACAAGCTGGGGCCGGCGCTCGAGCAGCACCTTGCCCCGCTTCACAAGACCCTTGAGCAGATGACCGGCTGGCGCATGGAAGGCACCTTGCGCGAGTTCGCACCGATGCCGCCGCGCTGCTTCTGGTTCCGCCACCCCTTCCACACCATGGAGCAGGCTGACGCCCTGGGGGATGCCAAGGCGGAAGGCGAGGAACCACAGTGGATGGAAATGCAGAGGGCCACAAAAGAAGCCAACGCGGCAAAGCAAAAGGAACGCCGGGACAAACTGGCCTTCGCCTTCAGCACCCTGTCTTTCGAGGAGGGCTGTGCGGACTGGCAAGCGCTGATCGATGACTCTGGGCTGGACGGACTTGTCAACGAGGACGGGAAGCCAACCAAGTCGTTTACCGGGCTATTGCAGGCCCTCAAGTTGAAGCGATGCCGCGACGGGAATGTCCGAACGGCGGCCGACGCTGCCACTTGGGACTCAGAAAACCCCGACGAAAAGAAGCCAACGAAGGCAGAACGGGACTGGCCGGAGAAGCTGAGCAGGTGCCGAAAAGCTATCCTGAGAGCACAACGCGAGGCCCCGGACGGCATCGCCAGGATGGGCGCGGTCACCGAAATTCTGGCCCTTCCCGGAAAGAACCCGGTGAATACCGTGCGGGGCTGGGTGACGAAATGCGACGAATACCGACGCAATGAAGACGGCACCATAACGCCCGTGGAGGCCGAATGATGCAGTTCTTCATGCCGATGGAACCCCCAACCACGACGGCGCAAATGCACCAGGTGACCGTGCGCAACGGGAAGCCGGTGTTCTACGACCCGCCCGAAGTGAAGGAAATGAAGGCCAAACTACAGGCCCATTTGTCTCGTCACAGGCCGGAAGAACCCATGCTCGGCCCCCTGCGCCTGGCCTGCCACTGGGTATGGCCGAGCAAAACCGAGGCATATAAACCGACAAAACCAGACACGGACAACTTACAGAAGGCATTGAAGGACATGATGGGTTTGTGTCGGTTTTGGTTGGACGATGCGCAGGTATGTGACGAGCGATGCATCAAGTCCTACGGCCTGATCTCCGGCATATTTGTCAAAATTGAAGAACTGTCATGAGGGGATCAGCGACAAAACTGATCCCCTTTTCCGGGACGGCAAAACAGCAATTGATCCCTAGACTGCCGGGGGATCATGATCAACTCACATTTTCCCCCACACCCCCTATCATTAGAGATAGTGGTTCATTGATCCTGATCCCCCCTTCCGCACTCTCGCGTGATCAGTGTGCGGATGGTAAGTGGGGGTCGTACCTCCCCCGCACTTCCCACCACCGGGTCCCCCTCGCAAGCGAGTACCCAGGGCTTCCGTCCGCCACCCTGATCCGCGCAGCCAGTGCAAACCGCGAAACCGAAACCGAAGAAGGAAAGACGAAAGCATGAAGACGAAGGAAGAAGAAATATTCAGCATCTTGGAAACCGAGATCGAAACAGAACTTGGACGCCTTGACATGTGGAAATGGATTAAAGCGCTGAACCCATTCGCGGTGCAGCTAAGGAACACCGAGGCTCGACTCGAATTTGCCCGCGTTCTTTTGGCCCAGGCCGAGATCGAGCTCGCTGACAAGGCATTCTACGTGCGCGAGTTCGCGGCGGTGTCGGCTGAGCGGGACGCGCTGCGCGAGCAGGCCAGCGTGCCGCAACCGTCAAGTAATACCGGACAGTTGCCGACCGCCGACCAAGTAGAGGCGCTGGCGCGGGTGCTGCGAGAGGCAAGTACTGGTAACAAGAACAACCAGCCAGCGGCAGGCATATGGATAAAAGAAGCCCGCGCCGCCATCGCACACCTCAACACGCGGCCCGAAGGACTGCCGACGGCGGATGAATTCAACACCCACTTTGCCAGCATAGATTGCGGCCTGTTCGAGCACGAGGTTATCGAGCTTATCTATGACTACCTGCGCCCCTGGCTCCGCGACCCGGTGGGCTGCGAGCTGGATGTGCATCCAGACCAGCTCGAACTTTACAAGTGGGTGACAGAGCCGGATGGCGGTTACGAATACGCAGCACAACAGGCCATTGACCTCTGCCGCTCCCGCATCCGCCCCGTCTTCGAGTGCAAGGAGTGCGCGAAGCTGCGTGACGAAGTGACGTTCTGGAAGCGCGAGAACGTAGCGTCGAACAACAAGATGCTAGCCGCACGCGCCGCCCTGGATGGCGAGTGATGGACGAATACTCAGGATGGCACGTACTGACAGGAGAACACGGCCCAGCGCCGAAGGAGGAAGAGATGGAACCGATAGAACGAATCGCAATTGCAATGGAGCAACAGACGGAATCTTATCTGCGCAACTCCGATCTGAATTGCATGTGGCTCACGCGGCAGTTGCTCCCAAAAGACCGTGTACTTGAACGCCGCGCCGTAGCCCGTGACGCCTACATGGCCGCGCTGGGTGGGCTGTCCAGCATCGACGCACTTGTGGATAAAGGCATAGTTCAGCACGCCGAGCAGGTTGCCATCGAAACCGTCCGCCGCTGGGACACATTCATGGCCGCAGTGGACGCGGAAGGCGGTGAGTGATGAAGGCCCCATCCAAGCGCCGATCTTGCCAGCACTGTGGCCACGGCTTCGAGCCCGAGTCGCACCTTCAGAAGTACTGCACGCAAGACTGTGCCTATGGTGCCCAGCTTCGGAAGATGAAGAACCGAAGCGCAGAAGAACAGCGCAAGAACCTCGCATCGGTCCAACACGTCACGCCGGCCAAGCCCGTGGTACTACGCCGAGCCTCTACCTTGGCCCAGACCCCAGACGTACCAGCCCAGGGCATAGACAGAGGCGAACAACTGACAGGCGCTTGCTCTGCGCGGCTTCAGGCGGACAGCCCATGCCGGTAGCATTGGGGTCGACATGGGCACAGATCGCGCCTCACAGGCCCAGCACGGCCCTCCTCGAAAGACAGGGTGCTGAAGGCGAAGGCCAGTTTGTCCCGGCGTTCCTTTTGCTTTGCCGCGTTGGCTTCTTTTGTGGCCCTCTGCATTTCCATCCACTG